AAAGTCTTTTAGATAAATTACAAATATTAAATAATTTACAAAATAAATATAAACCTATAACAGAAATACAAAATGACTGAACAAGGAACAGGTCCAACTCCAGCAGAAATGGATGAGTTATTGGAACTGAATATAACGGGTGAAATAGCAGAGAAATTAAAAGATGATATAGGTGAAACTGTAAATAAAAAGTTTGATGAAAAAATATCATCTGAACGATTAAGGCGACTAATTAGAAACAATCCTAAAGTACAAGAATTATTATCTGAAGATATGTCACCTAAACAAGTTATGGAAGTTATTAGTAATGAGATTAGTGAGATTGATATGAAGCAATTAACCGAAGAAGATATTTCTATTAATGCAAATAAAATAATGAATTTAATAATGAGTTATATTCAACGTAAAGACTTAAATGAGAATACACAAATTAAAATGGCTGAACGTTTTCTTGGTAAGCTTGCTGATTTGAAAAAATCATTCTATCCTGCTACTCAAAGAAATCTAAATGTTAATGTTGATGTATTTAAAGATAGATTAAATGAATGGAGACAAGAAAGAGAGAAAATGTATCTTACTGTTGGTGCAGATAATAATGACAAAAAAAATACACAAAAAAAGAAGAAGTGAGATTGTAGATTTCTGTTCATGTTGGTTTAATTTTAATCCTTATCCTTATCAAGAAAAGTTTCTTAATGCTTGTATGACTGAATTACGTATTACTGGATTGTGGTGTAGACAGAGTGGCAAATCATTTAGCTTATCCGCATATTTAACTTATAGGGCAGTCACTGGACCTGTTACTATAGTTATTGCATCACCAACTCAGAACCAGTCGGATGAATTGTATGAAAAGATTCGAGCATTTATAATTGATACTCCTTTACTTAGTAATCTTATAACTAAGGATACCGCAAGAGAACTTAAATTAAGTACAGGTGCTAGAATATTAAGTTTACCAGAAGGAAGAGAAGGACGAAGTATGCGTGGATATACTGCAGACATTGTTGTTCTTGAAGAAGCTGGAGTTATTGGTGATAAAGTTGTTGGACAGGTAGTTATTCCAATGATTGCATCAAAGCCTAATGGACAGATAATTAAAATTGGTACTCCATTAGGAAAGAATCATTTTTATAGAAGTTGTCATGGAAAGGATAGTGAGTTTACATTAATAAAAGTAGATTGGAGAGAGGTTGTTAAGGTCGGTCAATATACAAAGAAGTTTATTGACGAACAACGAAAAGAATTGTTAGATGTAGAATTTAGACAAGAGTATGAAGCTGAATTTGTAGAGGACGAGAATGCATTCTTTGAATACGCATTAGTAAAGGGGGTACAGGAATCATATGATTATATTATTATTTAATAATATAATAAAGAATATATGATTTATAAATAAAAAATGGTTTATAAGAATAGAAAAAAACGAGGATACTGCGCTTGTGGTAAACGAACAAGTAGAACAGAGAATTGTGTTTACGTTTGTAAAGATTGTGGAAATATGGTAAAAAGATTAACTGATAAACTAGGGGGAGAAGAAGGTATTTCTAAGAATGATGCTCAACTTTTAAAGATTATTAAAAAGGGTAACTTATCACCAAAGGAATTACAAACATTAGTAAGAGGAAGTAAGAATACTAAGCGAACAAATCCTTATAAACATTATGCCAATTCTGACCATTATAAAATGGGTGTGTTTTCTGATGCTCATATTGGGCAAGAAAATTTTGATGAAAAACTATTTGCATATATGGGTGATAAATTCAGAGAAGAAGAAGTTGAAGCTGTTTATCAAGTTGGTGATATTTTAGAAGGTATGTCTGGAAGAGATGGACAAATTTATGAATTAAAAGAAGTTGGATTTAGTGCACAAATAAATAAAGCCGAGCAATTATTTAAAGACCATTTATATGATTTAGATGTTTATGGTATTACAGGAAATCATGATTTATGGTTTCAAAATAAAGGTAATATGGGAATAAATGTTGGTGAAGAACTTGATAATAGAGTTGAGAATTATACACATTTAGGTGATATGGAAGCGGATGTTAAACTTGCTCCGAATGTTTCTATGAAATTATTTCATCCAGGAGATGGTTCAGCTTATGCTATATCTTATAAGCTTCAGAAGTTAATGGAATCATTTACTGGAGGAGAGAAACCTAATATTGTTCTTGAGGGTCATTATCACAAAGCTCTTTATTTTTTCAATAGAAATATACATGGAGTTGAATGTGGAACCATATGTGGTCAAACTGGCTGGATGCGAGGAAAGAAACTTCCAGCACATAAAGGCTTTTGGGTGATTGATGTAGGTTTAAATAAAAAGGGAGTAACAAGTTTTGCCCCAACATTCTATCCGAGTTATGATTGAATTTACATATCATCCAGATAAAGTTAATAAAGCATATTATACTCTTGGTATTGACCCCGCAACTACAGGAAAGGATGAAGCCGCTTTTATAATATTGGAAAAGAAGTTATTAGGTGATGACCCCATTAAAGTTATATTTACTCATACTATAGAAAAATGTAATACTATACAATTAAAGAATTTTGCAGTTTACTTACATTCCAAATTTAACTTCGATAAAATATATGTTGATGTTACTGGATTGGGTGAAGGTGTTGGAGATATGCTTATGGAGGCGTTGGGTGGTAATGTTGTTGAACCGATTAAGTTTACAATGGAAAGTAAATTAGAAATGTTTGAAAATTTAAGATTGATTATGCAAGAAAAGAATATAGTATTTTCTGATTTAGATAGAAAATTAACAAAACAATTATTATCAATTAGATTTACATTTACTGGACAAAATAGTACAATAATAGAAAATGTACAAAAGAAAAAGATTTTTCATGACTCAAGAGAACATGATGATTTAGTTTGTGCATTATGTTTAGCTGCTCTTTTCTTTAGTAGACAAGAGAAACCTGTAAGTCATGGGTATTCAGTAGGTAGATAAATAATATAATATTAAATATTATCTTTTTAAATAACTCTTCATAAATTAGTATATATAAAATGAAAATCTCTAATCTTTTTAAACGACCTGAAGCCGTTCAAGAGAAGCTTTACGTTTTTGAACAAAGTGGTGCAACGAAGGAAATTAGTTTTAAAAGTAATTCTGTTTCCAAATTGGACGATAAATATAAATCTAATATTCTTAAAAAACTAGGTGATGTGCATCCATTTGATTTTGGTGAAATGGAATTAATAAATGATAATTTTGGTGTAGTGTCTGCATTGACTAATAAAATTGTAGACTTTGTATTAGGTCCAGGAATCTTTATTGAATGTGCAGATGAAAGGGGTAAAAAAATATTAGAAGATTGGATTGAAGAAACTAATTTAACTACAACTTTAAAACCATGGCTTAGAGAAGCGATTGCAAAAGGAAATGGCTTTATGGAAATTGCTGGAGCTAATGTAAAAGAAAAAGGTATACGATTACAAAATATTGATGCGAGTACAATGTATGTTAAGAAAAATAAAAAAGGCAAAATAGAAAAATTTAATCAATATATTGGAAGTGTTTCAAATATTAAACCTGAAAATGTTATTCCGTTTAAACCAAATGAAATAATGCATTTCCCTTTTAATAAACCTGCTAATTGTTCTTACGGATTAGGTAAAATATACCCTGCTAAACAAATCATAGTTAATTTTTTACTTACTCAAAAATCTTTACATAGAATAGTAAAAAGAAAAAGTTCAAATCCGGTTCATGTTAAGATGGGAGATATAGCAACCAAAGATTATCCTAAACAAGGTGATTTAGATAGTATGAGTAAATCTTTACAATTTATGGACGATAGAACTGAGTGGGTTACTGGTCCAAACATTGATATTAAAGGAATTGATTTTGGTAATTTTGGGGATAAATTCCAAACTGTTTTAGATAATGATTTTCAATTATTATCGGCTTCATACGAAGTTCCAGAGGTATTAATGGGAATGGGTTCTGTTGCTGAAGGATTAGCTGATGGACAAATGGATGGATTTGAAAGAATGATTAAATCAATTCAAGAGAGTGTTGAAGCACTATTAGAAACAAAGGTACTTAATCTAATTTTAGAAAAAAATGGTTTAAAAGTTAAGTTTGATATTAAGTGGGGAGAACAAAGCTTTGATGATAAGTTAGAAATCATAACAAAACTATCAGATATGATAAAAAATCCAATGATTAGTAGTGCATTACGAGTAGAATTAGAGAAACAAATATCAGGTATTTTAGGTTTAAATATTGAAAAACAAATAGAAGAAGAGACTAAACAGAAGAATGAACAGGATAAAGCAGAGCGTGAGAGAGAAGAAAAACAACCTTTACCAATAGTTCCAGGACAAAATTCAAAAGAAAAAGTAAAAGGAGTGTATCAAGAATTAGTTAATGAAAGTACTTGTGTTCATTGTAATGCAAAGATTGAAGAGAGTGCGGATTTAACAATAAAAGAATGGATAGATTTTAATATTGATGATTTAGAAGAATCTATTTTAGCAGCTATTGTAAAAGATGATTTTACAAAATTAAGAGCTTTATCTTCAACAGAAATTGCAGCCGGTTATTTGAATAAACGTGATATTGAAAAATTAAGAGAGGTAATGGAAGAAGGATTTTCTAAAAATTTATCAGTTAAACAAATAGAAAAGAAATTAATTGAGGATGTAAAAATTAGAGATTTATATGCTCATACTAAAAACAGTGTAGATAAAAATAAAATTATATTAAATAAAAAGACAAGAGTAAATGCGATTGCAAGAACTGAAACAGTAAGACTTGCAAATATAGGAGCATTAGATAATTATAAAAAAAATCAAGTTGAAAATGTAAGAGTGGTTGCGGCATTGAGTGATAGAACATGCGCAATATGTGAAGCTCAAAATGGACTTATATATCCAATAAATGAAGCGTATGGTTTAATTCCTTTTCATGTAAATTGTAGGTGCACTACATCTCCGGTGGTGGAATTATAATGGGAGAAAGACCTACTTGTCAAGTTGAAGGATGTACTAATGGTGCATTTGTTCAAGCCTACGGAAAACTTATGTGTGGTGATTGTCTTATGAAAATTAAAGATAAAATAAACGGCGCGGCATTAGATTTGCTAAATGATTAATGGAAAATGTAGAAGAACAAATTGTTAAAGGAATATCTGCACCCACTGGTTTTAAAGAAATAGTTATAAAATTAAATACTTTATCTTCTGGAGAAGCAGGTTTTACCACTCCAAAGATTAGTGGTAAAATTGAATGTATTATTATTCAGAAAGCGACTGAGTTTAGTTCCATTAAAATTAACGCTTGGATGGTTGATGAAAATATTCAAATATTAGACTTTCCTCAATTTACAGAAACAAAATATTTACCAATTAGAACAGAAACTGTTTTTAAATCATCTGAAGAAGTTTCAGAAAATAACGTTGCTCATTATTATATTAATGGTCCATTAATGTTTTATATATCTGGAGCAAAAAATGCAGAAGTTAAATTTATTGTGAGGTATATTAAATGATTATCCGATGTCCTAATTGTGGGCAAACTCATATTGTTAGTAACACAACAACTGATTTTATTTGTGATTGTACTACGGGTGAAGATAGTTTAGATAAAGAAAGCGTTGTAGTTATTGGAGATTGGGAAGATTATACGGGAAGTGGAACAACTAAAAATCCACTTCAAGCAGGTAGAGCAAATACAGTTCAAGATAATTTAGAAATGCAAAGAGAATGCGTTCATATTGGAGAGAAAAATATTCTTGGTAGAAATAAATCTACAAATAGATTAAGACAGCATGAAGAATATTTTGAAGTTAAATAATATAATATTAAATATTATGTTTATAAATAAATACTAATTAAAATATATATAATACAAAGTCAAGAAAGACTTTATAAAAAAAGATGGAAAATATAAAAGAAAAAAATAAGCTTGATGAGGATGGGTACATTATAATTGCTGAGAATGTTAAAGTAATATTTAATGCTGAGATTCAACCTCTTAGTTCTGTAAGTTTTAAAGACAATGAGTAAAAAAATTAATGTAAATGGTATTGCAATTAGAGAAGGCGTAAGTAGAAATGGAGTTTTATATTCTAAAGAAGAGCTTGCTAAATTTGCACCGACATTAGCAAACAAACCAATTCTAAAAGACCATAAATCAGAAGTTGATTCAACTGTTGGATTAGTTACTGCTTCAGAGAGTATAGATAATGGCTCGTCAGTAAATTATACTGGTTGGGTAAAAGAGGATGCTACAAAAGTTGTTGAAAAAATTGAGGATGAAAGAATTAAAGAAGTTTCTATTGGTGCTATTGTTGGAAGATTAGTAAAAGAAAGTGAAGATAGTGATGTTATGATTGCTAAAGATATTCGTGGAATGGAATTAAGTTTGACTCCTACACCTGGAGTTCAAGGTACGTCAATCATGCAATCATTTAAGATAGATGAATCAACAGGAAAACAAATTCAAAAAAATATAATTGTTGAATCTTTTTCAGAAGAAAAAGAAGAGAAAGAGGAAGACAAATCACAAGAAGATTCTGAAGTAGAAGAATTTCAATCACAATCATCTGAATATTCAGATAAGGAATTAAATTATAGGAGGTTAAAAAATATGACAGAAGGAAAAGAAAACGTTACTGAAACTAATGTTACTCAAGAAGAATTTACAGCTCTAAAAGAAGAGATGGCTTCAATAAAAGAGGAACGTGTTGCAGATTTGACTAAAAAATATTCTAAGCTATGTGAAAAAATGAAAATTACTGAGAAGAAAAGTTTGACTTATGAAGCACTAAAAGTGATTGTAGAATCATTGGAAGAAGTGGACGAACAACCAGTTGAAGAAGCAGAAGAATCAACAGAAGAAGCTGAAGCAGAATCGAAAGAGGATGAAACAGTAGAAGCTGAAGAAGAAAAATCTGAAGAGAGTGAAGAAACTGAAGAGAAAGCAGAAGAATCAGAAGATAACGAACCCGACACAAAGTCTGAAGTTACTAGTGAAGAAACATCTGAATCAATAGATTCAAATTATGTGCTAGAATCAGCAGACAAAGTAGGAATGTCATTTTATAAAAAATAAAATGGTAACACAATTAAGTAACCCAAACGGAGCTGTACAAGTTCTAGATTTCGGTGCTCCAAAAGTAATAACAGCATACGCAAGAGAAGTTATCTCGGGCGGAGCATTAGTTTTTGCAAGTGGTGTAGGCGCAGCAGTTGGTTCAGGTATCGATAGTTTTGTTTCAAGTGATATAACAGTTGCAGGCGGTGCATCAGGTGCTCAATTCTTAGGAATGGCAATGAAAGACGCAGCATCAGGAGCAGCAGTTCCAGTTGCAGTAGACGGAGTGTTCATCTTAGGATGTGCAGGTTCAGTTTATTCAAGTCAACCAGTTGTAACAGCAGGTTCAAGTCTTATTGCGAATCTAGGTTCAGCAGTTATTCCAGCATCTGCAGCAGACGCAGGAATGGCAGCAAAGAAAATAGGTCGAGCATTAACAGGCGGAATATCTACTGAATACGCTCTTGTCGGTATTTCAGCTTTTTAAAATGGAAACAATACAAGAATTATTAAACACTGGTATTGCAACAGAAGGTTCTCTATTGATAGTAAAGAAAATTTATGACACATTAATAGAAGAAACTGAAAAAGTACTATTACCAAGAAGCGAAGCAGCGATTATATTCGGTTCAGCTCAAATTCCAGGAAGTTCAATTGATGTTGATTTAGTAACAGCTAATTCAATGGATGTAAGGATTGTTGCAGAAGGTGCAGAGATACCTTTAGACAATGCTAATTACACATCAACTAATATCCGACCCGTTAAATACGGTGTAGCTATTAGGATTACAAAAGAATTGATGGAAGATTCCAAGTGGAACTTACTAGAGCACAATGTAAAAATTGCTGGTAAGAGAATGGCTGAGAATGAAACAAATCTAGTTATTACTGCATTAGATAGTGCGGCAAATACAGTTGCAGGTGGTGCTGCTATAACAATAGCAAACATTACACGAGCAATTCAATATCTAGACGACAGTGACTACAATGCAACTACTATAGCAGTTGGTAATGAAGTACTAAACGATATGAGAAATATCGATACTTTCGTAGAAGCCGATAAGTTAGGTTCAAGAGAAATGCTAGCTACAGGTTTCATAGGAAGAGTATATGGTCTAAATGTTATTCGGTTTTCAACAAACGCAGCTCCAAGTTCTACATATAGCAAATATGCTTATATATACGACAAGGACC